ATATCAGGCATTTCACCACCCATATCAGGCATTTCACCACCCATATCAGGTATAGGTGTTTCTTCACCTCCCATATTTTGACTCATATCAACAGGTGGCATATCATCAGCGGAAGTCACATCTCCCATTGGTGTTGGCATTTCAGCGGGTGCAACTGGTTGATCTGTTGCTGGAACTGAGGGTGGTACTGGTGGCTTTGGTGTTTTTAATGTAAATCTTTTTTGTTCACCTAAATTAAATAAAGGTGTTTCCTCTTCATTTTCAACTAATCTATTTACCTCTTTAGCTATTAAATTCAAACGTTTCAAAGCAGCTGAATATGAACCATAGTACTTTCTGTTTTTCATAGGTTCAATATAATCATAAGATTCATCAACTCTTTTTTTGATTACATATCCCATTTTTTCTTTAACAATCTCATATTCTTTTCCGTCCGATAAAACCTTACTGTATTCAGTTCTTGCGGTTTCATTGATGTTGTTAGGGATGTTCTCCTTATAACGAGAAATTTCCAAAATTCTTTGTATTTTGGATTCACCAGTTAATCTTTCACTCCCAATAGGTTTTAGATCTGCCATTTTATTATTTTTTAGTTTTTTTTATGAATTAAGTCCGTGCATTCCACCCAATTGTACCATACCCAACTGAATAATCGCAACTTCTTGATTTGTTGACCAAATAGGATGTGGTAAAGTTTTTTGAGTTAAGGAGGTACAAGTACATCCTGTACTACTGTAACATTCTCTACATTCGAAATATTCTGTACCTGCGCTAAATGCTCCTTCCATAGTTTTTTATGTTATAAATATACTGAAATGTTAAATAATTGAATTATTGGATTGTTAAAGCGAAAGTTTCCTATCCATTAACTCATTTTTAAATGTTTGAAGTTTTTCAAGATATCCATTCCTTCGTAAAAACTTGAACACCATATTTTCATATGAAAGTTCGCCACCCTTATCCAACCCAGATTTTCTATATTTTTTAAGTTTGTCAGTAAAATCTTTTATTTTTTTCAATGCGGTATCAATATCTAGATCTTTTACATCAATCATCAAATTATCAATTCTATCCATCATTGTGTCCGCTTTCTTTAAAAAAAATTTCTTATCTATATTTACTTTTTTCTTAATCGGTTGGTTGATCCAATCGTTAAATAGAACTGAATAAACACCAGATGATACATGTTTTTCTGAAATATCCTCAGCATATAATTCAACTTCATAACCCTTAACTCTGATATTATGGTTTTCATTAAAAAGTGTTTTTTTCAGATTGAAGAGTTCTTTATACAATTCTCTTTCTGATGGATCGAATTGTTCAAAATCTATGATACAATGCAAATCAATATCCGAAAACTTCGACCAATTATAATTGGCTAAAGACCCGGTGAACCTTACATCCGATAAAAAAATATCATCACCTAAGTATCCTTGGAACTCAGAAGCAATTTTTAATAAAATTTTTCTGATTTGAGGTTTGAGTCTTGGATTGTCGGTAAAAACATCATTCCATATCTCACCATTGAGAATATCTCTAGTTTCAAATGATTTGAGTATTTCTTGATAACCTTCCATTCATCATAAATATATTATCAAGTCAGTTTTTTATATTTGAATGCTTTTGCGATGTTAGTATTGAAAAAATTTCCTTGTGACTCCGCTAATCTAAATTGAGCATAGATTTTATGTGGAACATTTTCATAGGAGTATTTGGTTCCATTTTTAAATTCTACAACCAAACTACTATCACTAGTATCATATTCAGTCCTGACTAAATTACTTGATTGTACTTCATTTATGATTTTGGTACCCTCGATTGTTTGTTTTGATATTGCCATAGTTTTTAAATTAAAAGACCGACCTTTTTTAGGGGTCGGTCTTTCCATAAATATACGAAAATTACTTTTCTACTTCTGTGAATTCAACGTCTTGAATATCATTTGTAGTATTCATATCATCTTCTGGTTTCATTGTTGAGTATATTTCGTTTGAAACCTCAGTAAAGACTTTATTAAGTTTTTCCGAATATTCTTTACAGTTTTCTTCATTTCGTTCAGAATAAGCTTTCTCTAAATTTTCCAAACATTCATTTAACTTCGTAGATTGTTCTTCAGTAAACTTATCTTTCCACTCTTCCATATTTTTTTTCGTGTTGAAAATTTGATTATCACATTGATTGAACAATTCAACTCTTTGTTGTGTCAATTTATCTTGTTCCAAATTTTCCTGAGCTTCGCGTTTCATTCTTTCGATTTCTTCTGGTGTTAATGAAGAACCACCTTCAATTCTGATTTTATTTTCCTTACCAGACGCCTGGTCTTTTGCGGTGACATGAAGAATTCCATTTGCATCAATATCAATTGTAACTTCAATTTGTGGTACACCTCGTGGTGCTGGTGTAATACCTTCCAAGAAAAATCTACCCAAGGATCTGTTATCATTCGCCATTGGTCTTTCACCTTGTAGTACATTAATATCTACAGTTGGTTGATTATCGACAGCCGTTGAGAATGTTTGTTGTTTTTTGATTGGAATGGTTGTATTAGCTTCAATAATTTTTGTCATTACACCACCCATAGTCTCGATACCGAATGACAATGGAATAACATCTAGAAGTAGTACATCATCTACATCACCAGTAAGAACCGCACCTTGTATAGCAGCTCCTAAAGCCACAACTTCATCAGGATTAACTGATTTATTTGCTTTTTTACCAATGAAGTTCTCAACCGCTTCTTGGATTGCTGGAATACGAGTAGACCCACCAACTAAAACTACCTCATCAATTTCGGATGGTTTTAATTTAGCATTTTTAAGAGCTTTTTTCGCACAAGCAATTGTTCTGTCAACCAATTCTTTTGTCAGTTGTTCAAATTTACTTCTTGACAATGATTTAACAAAGTGAACAGGGACACCTTCACGAGCAGTAATGTAAGGTAAATTAATTTCACTATTCGAAGATGAGGATAATTCAATTTTTGCTTTTTCAGCAGCTTCTCTGACTCTTTGGAGAGCCATTGGGTCTTTTGTAAGATCAACACCATATTCATTTTGAAACTCAGATGTCATCCAATTGATAATTGCGTTATCAAAATCATCACCACCCAAATGTGTGTCACCATCAGTTGATTTTACTTCAAAAATCCCATCACCAATTTCAAGTACCGATACGTCATGAGTTCCACCACCACAGTCAAATACCAATATTTTTGAATCTTTTGATTTTTTATCTAAACCATAAGCCAATGCTGCGGCTGTTGGCTCATTAATAATCCTTTCAACTTTCAATCCCGCAATTTCACCAGCCTCAATAGTAGCACTTCTTTCTTGGTCACCAAAATAAGCTGGTACCGTAATAACAGCTCTTGTTACTTCATAACCCAAATAATCTTCAGCTGTTTTTTTCATTTTCTGTAGAATAGTTGCTGAAATTTCTTGTGGTGTATATGTCTTATCATCAATTTTTACACCAACTAGACCAGTTGATGTTTTGGTTGTTTTGTAAGGAACTTTTTTTGATTCTGCTTTACATTTATCAAAATCTTTACCTATAAATCTTTTTATTGAAGAGACTGTCTTTTCTGGATTGGTTACCGCCTGTCTTTTTGCAGGGTCACCAACCTTTCGATCTTTATCAGTAAAAGCAACAATCGATGGTGTAGTTCTCTTACCTTCTGAATTAGCAACCACGATAGGTTGACCACCTTCAATAATTGCTACCGCCGAGTTTGTGGTACCTAAGTCGATACCAATAATTACATTTTTATTCATAACTTTGTTTTTTTAGTTTTATTTTATCCTAACACTACAAACAATATACCAATCAGAAAAATAAGTCAATATGACATAAAAAATTTATTTTTTCTGACAATATGACAAAGATTGTTTTTTAATCAATAGTTCACTATATTTGTAAAAAAATAAAGAAAATGATAGAATCAATGGACGAAAACGAAAAAGAACAAGATGTTCGTAAAAAAAGTGGTGGGACGCCTGTATTGGATAATTTCAGTCGGGATTTAAATAAATTAGCCGCTGAAGGTAAATTGGATCCAGTTGTTGGTCGTGAAGTAGAAATTACTCGAATTGCTCAAATTTTATCTCGTAGAAAAAAAAATAACGCAATTATCATTGGTGAACCGGGTGCTGGTAAAACCTCAATCGTTGAAGGGTTGGCAATTCAAATTCACGAAGGTAAATGTCCGAGAAATCTAAGGGATAAACGAATTGTAAATTTGGATCTTACTTCAATTGTTGCTGGTACAAAATATCGTGGACAATTTGAGGAACGAATGAAGGCTATTATTGAAGAGATTGCTGACAATCCTGATGTCATTATTTTCATTGATGAAATCCACACTATGGTTGGTGCTGGGAATTCGTCGGGAGCTATGGATGCTTCAAATATTTTCAAACCAGCATTATCTCGGGGTGAAATTCATTGTATTGGTGCGACAACTTTTGATGAATATAGGCAACATATTGAAAAAGATGGTGCTCTTGAAAGAAGATTTCAAAAAGTTGTTGTAGATCCACCATCTAGAACGGAAACACTCCAAATCATCAAACAATCCAAATCAAGATACGAGGATTTCCATAAAGTCACGTATTCAGATGAGGTATTAGAACTCTGTGTGAACTTGGCGGATAGGTATATTACCGATAGAGAGTTCCCAGACAAAGCTTTTGATATTCTAGATGAGGTTGGTTCCAAATCACAAATTGATATCAAAGCACCACCAATTATTGAGAATCTTAAAACGAAAGCTTCTGAAATTAAAAAACAAAAGTTGGACGTGGTCAAAAAACAAGACTATGAAAAAGCCGCTGATTTAAGAGATGCTGAAAAGAAAATTCTAGATAAACTAGAAATTGAAAAGAAAAAATTTGAAGAAGAACTCTTGATGAACAAACGTCCAATTGATGTGGATGTGGTTTTGGATGTTGTGTCTAATATGACGAAAATACCTTTGAACCGTTTGACTTTGGATGATAAGAATAATTTATCCAATCTTGAAAATGAATTATCAAAAAAAGTAATTGGACAAAACGAAGCGATTACCAAAATTTCGAAATCAATTCGTAGAAACCGTTTGAAATTTAAAGATCCGAATAAACCGATCGGTAGTTACATTTTCTTAGGTGGAACTGGAACAGGAAAAACACATTTGGCAAAACAATTGGCTGAACAAATTTTTGGATCTCCTGATGCTTTAATTCGTGTCGATATGAGTGAATATCAAGAAAAACATAATGTTTCTAGATTGATTGGTGCTCCTCCTGGATACGTTGGTTATGATCAGGGCGGTCAACTTACCGAACAGGTAAAAGCTAAACCATACTCACTTGTTTTATTCGATGAGATCGAAAAAGCCAACAAGGATATCTTTCATACACTTCTTCAAATGCTTGACGAAGGACATATCACAGATGGTCTAGGTAGGAAAATTAGTTTCAAAAATTGTTTGATTATTATGACATCAAACATTGGTATCAAAAAAATTCAAGATTTCGGAACTGGTATCGGTTTCACAACAAGCAGGTACGCTGAAGAAGAAAAGAAAAAAACAATTCTTCAATCTGAAATGAAAAAATATTTTCAACCAGAATTTCTCAATCGTATTGATGATGTTATTGTCTTCAATTCCCTCGGAAAAGAAGAGGTTAAAGAGATTGTTAAAATTGAAGTTGCAAAACTTACAACTCGTCTCAAAGGATTGAAGATCAATGTGACTTGTCAAGATTCAGTTGTTGAACATATTGCCGAAGTTGGATTTGATGAGACCTATGGTGCTCGACCCATTAAACGAGCTATTCAAGAAAAAATTGAAGACTTGATCTCCGAAAAATATCTGTCGGGTGATATTGTGGAAGGTAAAAATTATTACCTTACCTACAAAGATGAAGAGATTAAGATATCAACAAAAAAGGGGACTTAAGTCCCCTTTTTCTTTTTCACCAATTATCACCAACGAAAATCTTGTAATCTTTTGTTCGATTCCATTCGGTGAACTTCATAACCCAATGACTCAATCATTCGTTTGGCAACCTCAATTGAATTGTAAAGATCATCTAATACAATGTATTCATTTGCGGTGTGATAATTGTAATACCCACAAGAAATATTAATTGAGGCCAATCCGTGCTTGAGTACCATTTGAGAAACGTCAGTATATGGGTGATACATATACTGGGCATCAATCATCATTTCGGTGATAATCGGATTTACTTTCGAGAAAAAATCTGAATCTCTATCAAATAACCGAACACCACTACAAACTTCAGAGATCATATAATTTTCTGGAGCATCAAGTTGAATTGTATATCCAACGTTCTTGAAAAATTCTGGATCACTATTTTTTGAGCCGTGACATCCAGTTTCTTCACTTACAAAAAATGCCACCTTTACGTGTGGTAAATCCATCAATATTGTAAGTCCTCCAAAAATTCCACATTTATCGTCACCACCAATACCAGTTGGTTTACCATTCGAGTTTACACCTTTTAAACAAGTCTTGGATCTTTGTTGTCTGTCCTTACCAATAAATTCTTCAACTATAATTTGATCAACCAAATTGTGAACTGTATCAGTATGTGCTATTACACAAGGAAAAACTTGATTTTGAAATCTCTCCGATGTTTTGGTGGCATAAACATTCCCATAATCATCCACGTAGTGTGGTATATTCTGTTCAGTCAAATAATTGTCAAGAAACTCGATCATCAAGTCCTCTTGATAAGTTTTAGTTGGGACTGCCAAAATAGTTTTCAACAAGTCATAATTTCTATATTCCATAATGAAGCAAATATAGTTCAAAAATTTGACATTTCAAAATTTTTCAGTATATTTATATTCACTCGGGGCTAACAGGAATCGACTGGTTTCAATGGATCTGAGAGGGCATGACGGGGCTGAATTAACCTCGTAAAAACTGGTTCAAACAATCAAATGGCGATGTTTTCGCACGTATGGAGACAATCGGACTCTTGAAGTCTGATGTCGCGGTTGTAGCTTAATTGAGACAATCACCGGGGGTTACGGACTAAGTACCTTGCAACAGAAGTCCTTACGGTGTGGTTCCTACCCAAAAAGGAATGGAGGTTAAGTTAGGGGTTCTACCGATTTAAGTGAAACTCCCACGGTTGTTGGTAATAATGGTAAATAAGAACCAACTATTTGTCGGTTATGAATAATCGAATAATCATGTAGACCTCTCGTGAAATAATTCACAGGACGGTGGTTCGAATCCACCTAGCTCCACAAACTAAACCCATCGAATTCGAGGGGTTTAAAAACAACCAGCAAAAGAAATGTACTGGTTCTTTCCATGTTTTTGGAGAATCTGAACCACTACTTTACCGTCAATCTTAGAACTTCCTTTTAGGAATTGTTTGAAGTCTTCAACAGCTAATTTTGCATCCCTGTCATTATCTTTCATTAATAACTGTATAAGAGCTACAAGTCCACCAGCGTAAGTCTTTGGCCCACCAAAACAATTTTCAGGGACATGAACTTCTGGTTTTTTTTTCGCAGATTCCTCTCTTATATGTCTCTTAAGATTCTCTCTTAAAATTCTCTTTAAATCATTCATAAACATAAATATCGTATAGTTGTAAATATTTCGTTTGATCAAAAAAAATATTAAATGTCTAATATAATAGACACTATAAAAAAAATAAATAATTTATTAGACATTTTGTTTGACATTTATAACTTTGAGTGTATATTTACATCATAAACAAAACAAATTTATGAAAAACATTCTTTTCTTGGCTCTAATCGCCACCGCTCTAGTTTCTTGTCAAGAAGCTACAGAAGAAACAACCGTTGAAGAAACTGTTGTTGAAGAAACTACTGAAACTGTAGATACTACAGCAGTAGCAACCGATTCAACTCAAACTATTCAGTAATCTTAGTAGTTCGAGAGTCATCAAAGTCCGAAGTAATTCGGACTTTTTTTTACATTAAATTTTTAATTCTTTGAATTTGTTCTTGTAAATGTTCTTCTTTACTTAAACCTGGGAGTGCTGCTAGAGCCATTGGTATTGCTGTTTTATTGGCTAACAATCTGTAAAAATCACTGATAGGGCCTTGGGTTGGACTAGGATTATTGTTCGGTGGTGTATCTTTTGGTCGTTTACCATCTTCTTTATTGGATCCTGTTGCTACAGCACCACCAATTACCCATGTTTTAAAATCAACGTAGTTTCTTACGTCTTTATACCGACTTGCAATATGTAAATGACTACTAGTTGGGGCATCTTCCCATTCAACAACTGTACCAATTAAGTCACCTTTTTTTACTTGTTCACCTCTACGAACTTTAGAATCTATATGAGTGTAATATATTTCATCATCTTCAGATTTAACAGTAACTCTATCACCGTAAATATTACCAGTCCTTTTGTTATTGGAATTCATGGATATCACTACACCATCTGAAATTGAATAAACTTTAGTACCAGGTCTGACCGTTAAATCATACCCATTTCCACTATACCAATCACCTTTGTGACCAGGTCGACTCCGATGTTGACTAGGAGTACTGCCCACATTTACGTTCTCAGTATCAAATAATGTTGTTGCCATTATAATAAATATGTTGCTAACGAATTTGACTCAGATGATAATTCAGTTTTGAATTTTTCTGAAAAATTATTATTTTCTAGAATTTCATCTGGAATTTCAGAAAACACCCAGCTTAAAGAAAGTATTCCAATCAAATTTTTATTTATATCATAGATAGGTACTGAACTAAGTGCGTAGTTTCCAAATGTTTTCAATAAACTTCTTGTTGGTAAATCTCTAACATCTTCTTCTATATTTGTTGAAAACATACCCATATTAATTGTTTCTGAAATAAACCAAGTGTGATGTGAAACAAATACATTTTGAAATCTTTCAAACATTCTTTCAAGACCATCAGAACACCTTTCAAAGGTTATTGATACTTTTTGCATCGGAGCTTGTGTGTAGAACATACCACCATTGTGGAACTGCATAATATAAATTCTATCCGCATTATATTTTCGTCTTAGTTCTCTGATTGTAAAATGTACAACCTCGTCTTTTTGAATTTGTTTGATAAGTTTTCCTTGTGATTTTTTTTCTTTAAATTTCTCCATCCAACTCTTAAAAAAACCAGCAGCAATAAGTGCTACAATAATTGATGTTGTTGAGGTTATAAGAGTTGTAATAATATTAATCCAATTCATTTGTTAAATTGATTTATCAATTAAATATCACGTTCTATTAATTAAATTAACAATTTTGAATTATTTTTTTGGAAAACCAGAGTCATTATCATAAAACATTCTTTCGCTATCCTCAGTATTCCATTTTTCATACCCTTCACAATTATAATAATCTTTATTAACAAGATAATCTGGTTTTTCTGGAAAAGGTTTTGTAACAAAACTAGGTTCAAACCATTTAATTCGATTGTTTGGTTGTAGAGCTATTTGACCATTTTCTAGTAAAATAATATGGTGAGATTTATGTTCCAATGGATCTTCAGATAATGTTAGATCAGTATTAAAATCATTACTACCCCAATTTATTGTAGCGTAATAATTTCCTTTATAAAATTTTCTATCTTTCATATAAACTTCTACAGGAGTATCGTATACGTATGACAAATGTATTAAAGTAAAATTATAAGAAAAACAATTCCAAATCTGTAAATAATGAAAAGGTAAATCTGGATTTGGTAATTCAGGTTCGGTCAAAAGAGCGTGACTTGGTAATTTATCTCTTAAAACTCCATTTTCTAAAAGAACTTGAAATAATGTAGCTTGTCCCGGCATACATCTTACAGATATAATAACTCCGGGTGTGAATTCTCCATGACCTTTTTTTCCTTGGTATAAGTACTCATTTCTAAGGAAAACTTTGAGCGGAAAAAAATTGTGTTCAATGTATGCCATTTTTTTTGATTTAAATATAATTATATTTTAGAACATTTATATGCTATGAAGATTCCTTTATCGTTTGAAGATTATTTGAAAGATCCTCTGAAGTATATTCAATTCATTTTGATTTTAGTTGTCGGGTATTTATGGGTCGACAACAAAATGAACTATCAAAAACAAATCAAAAGTTGTTCATCGGATGTTGTTGAACTAAGAGAAGATGTAAAAAATTTAACAGAAAGATTACGTAAAACAGATAGTACATTAGCTAGAACTCAAGGAATATTATCGGTACTTAACGAACAAACAAGATGAAATATTCACTATTGTTTTTTTTAATTTTGAGTTCTTGTAACCTAATACAAACTAAGGAAGAAGAAAGATACATCGATTCTGCAATTATTTTTTTAGACACCATTTCTTCAGAACCTACAACTAATTTGGATAGTTTAAACAAAATTTTGGATAGTATTGAATCGCGAATACCAAAAATTAAAGAAAAGAACGTTTTGTATGTTCAAACAGCTGATTCTTTGAAAAAAGTGAATATTGAAATGAAGATCAAAGAAAAAAAACTGAAAGAAAAAGAAATTGAGTGTTTAATTTACTTGTCCCGTGAACAATACAATAGTGCTAAATCATTCGACACTCTCCGTATCGACACTAATCGTTTGAATTAATTCATCCAAAGAAGAACTGTAAATTAAAAGTTCTTCGTTGACATTGATTGTTGGTGTATAATTTAACCTAATTGTTCTTTTGTCTAAATCAATAATGAAAAATCCTTGGCCACCATTTTCTTCTTCCCAACCTGGGATCGTAGCTTCCAAAAAATCATATAATATATCTTCTAATCCACTTGGAATTCGAACTTCATCTTTAGTTTCCAACGAACTCATTTTGTCATCGATATAACCCTCATCACCATTACCATTAAAATCAACACGATACTTTCCTTTTTTACCGTCATTCATTAGATCATTCAATACTTCATCTAATTTTGGATTTTTTTTAGTGCTCATAAGGTAACTTTTTCCGTCTCCTTCAGTAAGATATGAAAAATCTCCAGTTACTGTAAATTTATTATTTGGGAAGTCAAATGAATACTCAAAGAATTCAGTATGAACAAGTTCTGGATCCTGATCAATATTGTGATACTGTATTATTTCCAAATTTAATTTTTCAGCAATGAAAGATACTACAGCAGACATTGGAGTTGGGAATGGTTGTTTGAATTCGTTACCATCTACTTGGCGGCACCAACAGTAGTCACGCCTCTCGTAAATCCTAGAAAGATCTCCGTCAACATCAAAAGAAACGACATGACATTTTTTTTTCCAATAGCTAATCAAAGCCATAAGTTGTTTTACTGGTGAATTCATTTTATTAATTTAATTGTTATTGTCGTCACTTGAAGTTATAGTTTGAATTAATTCGTCTATTGAACCCATATGAATCATTACGGAGTCACTTTCTTCATAATTTTCGGTATAATTTAGTTCAATTGAGTTATTATTTAAGTCAATAATAAAAAACCCAAAACTACCCTCATTATTTTCCCACCCAGGGTGTCTGGCACCTAAGAAGTCATATAACTCATCCTCTAATCCACTTGGAATTTTATCTGCCTCAGACCTTTCCAAACTACTCATGTTATCATCAATATATCCAGAGTCTCCACTACCATTAAAATCAACTCGGTATTTCCCTTTCTTTCCATTTTTTTTAAGATCATTCAATACTTCAGTTAACACTTCATTATTTTTGGTGTTTCTCATTGAAACTATTTCATCACCTTCCGTAATGTATGAATAATTACAAATCACTTTAAAATTCTTTTCTGAAAAATTAAACTGAAATTCATATGAATAAATGTTGGGGTCTCCCGCATCTATATCATTTACTGCTCTATCTTCTAAATCTAGTAAATCAATCAAATACTGCATGACTACTCGCATTGGGGTTGGATATGGTAATTTGGTCATTGAATTGTCTATTGAAGTACATTGACATGAATTTTGGTAATCCCATCCAAATCCACCCAACTCTTCATCCATTTCAAAATATACTTTAGAACATTTTCTTTGCCAGTATTTTATTACGGCTACAAGTTGTTTTGCTGTTTGGTTCATAAAAATAAATATCTAATCTTCTAATTCTATTTTACCTGTTCTTAAAAACCACATTGGTTTTTTTTCGGATTTAATCGCGTCTATCCATTCTTTTGCTGAAGGAATGTAATTATAACAATCTTCCAATACATGTTGTTCACCCACATACCTTGTATAAACAATCTTATCTTCACTATTTTGAAATGATGTACCAAAAATTTTTTCCATTTCAAAAATTCCTTCACTATGATGTCGAAACATTCGGTGTATAGAGTGTCCTACCCACCCTTTTGTTTCATCAAGCCAATTATGTAAGTGAATATAATCTTCCCATTTTCCACCAAATTTTTTTGCAGATGATTTTGCGTGAAGAATTGGATGTGCCATTCTTAAATCTGTTTAACTAAATATTCGTGATTTGAGTCAGAATTCTTTTGGAGCAAAACTCGAAATTTTTCAGCCTCGTCAAAATTTTCAAATTCTAATACTTCATCCTGATTATCCAAAAGAATCACAGGTAGTATTTTGTGAATGTTGGTATCTTTATTTTCAACTTTGATATTTTTGATAATACAGTATGACATAATTATATTTGATTTACGAACAAAATTTAGTATGTTTTGATAAAAAGTCAAATAATGAGTCACGTATTAGTATTAAATGCCGATTTTACACCATTGAATATAACTTCTTTACAAAAAAGTATGAAATTAATTTTGAAAGGTAAAGCGGAAATTTTGAAAGAGGATTTAGAAAAAATTTTAACGGTTTCAGGGGAATTTATTCGACCTTTGATCATTAGGTTATTTAATTATGTTAAATTTAGACCAAAAGCAATCAAAATTAGTCGTCATAGAATTTATGCTCGAGATAACCATCAGTGTGTTTATTGTGGGTCAAAAAGGAATTTAACGCTTGATCACATCATACCTAGATCTAAAGGTGGCCCAAATACTTGGTCAAATATGGTGACATCTTGTTCTAGTTGTAATGTAAAAAAAGGTGATAAAAGTTTGGAGCAAGCAAAAATGAAATTGAATGTTCAACCGTACGAACCTCAATTTTTTACTGAAATTGCTGGTAAAAATTTGGAGACTACTTGGGAAAACTTTAAAAGAGATTTTTTTTAATTTGCTAATTTCATAGCCCACTCTTTTCCTAGATTTTTGATATTTTCTCGCCATTTTGTTACAGCGTCACAGATAATTGGGAGAAGTAAATCTTGTAATTTTTGTATTACAGAATTTTTACTTTCTGTTAAATGTGTGACAATTGCATTTCTAATCAGATTTAAAAAATTGTTATCATAACCAGTTTCAGCTTGTTTGGTTGTTATGATTGACTCTATCAAACTGTCAGAAATTCTATTTGTCAAATATTGACAACTAGTAAGTAATTTGGGAAATTCAGCAATAGGTGTGCTAGCTATCGTATTTTTTACGATATTATAAAAATAACTTGTTTTTTGTATTCCTAAAAGTTTAGCTACAGCATCAACAATATACTCTTTCATTACTTCTGGTATAGCACTAACGCCACCACCAATAAATCCGCCTAAAACACCAAATAGATCAAACTCTTCATTGAGTTGAGTCAAATTATATCCTTGTTCTTCTAAATGTATTATTTCAGATAAGTACGATAATACTAAATGTTTTTCTGAAATATATTCTTGTTCTAAAACAAATTTTAATCTTGATTGAACAATACTATGTTCAATGATGAGATCACTCTTTTTCTCTTTAATTTCAGAAATGTTTTTTTTTAGACTTTGTGATATCTTGTCCATATAATAATATTTTTTTGTTTCTAATATGAATTTATTTTACATTATATTGTGATACGTCAGTTCCGTATATTCCTGGATATTGTGACTGATCTAGATTTACTAAACTATCTAGTTGATTTTTTATATTATTTGGTGTAGTACTTGTATTTGTCTGAGTAGTAGTTGTCGAAGCTACACCACAAGGTAAAACTTTATTCTCTGTTTTTGCTGCTGTGAGTGGTCCCCAAATTCCATCAACGTTTAAATCAGGAAATTTTCCTTGAAACGTTTGTACAGCCGCAACGGTTTTAGGACCATAAATACCATCAACACCATCACCGTTAGGACCAGTATTACCTAAATCAATCTTTTGACTTTTCAAGAATGTTTGAATATTGATTACACATTCATTTTTTCCTGTTGGAATGTATTTTGATTTTTGTTTTGTTTCTGGGGCTACAGGTGTTATATCTTGACCATCGGGATTAACAATTTTTACCTCCTCCTTACCACCTCGAGACCAAAGCCACCAAGCACCTAATAATAGTGCGCCTGTAGCAACACCCCACTTATTGTTCCAAACAAATTGTTTTGTACCATTAAGTAATTTTTTAAATCTACTCATTTTAATTTCTTCAGCGGTAACAACAGGTATTTCTTCGGCCGCGTTTTTGGCTTGATTAGCAACTTGTGTCTTTTTTGGTTTTTGAGTACCACCTTTAGGCCCTTTGTCCCTTAGTAATTGACCTGCCAAACGATTTGGAGTTTTACGTCCCGCACTTTCCGCTGTTTTTCTAATAATTTCACGAGCCTCATCATCGGCATATCCAAAACCTTTGAGTGTTTTCATTACTATAGCTTCTTTTTGTGTATTAACTTGACCAGCGACACCATCAGGATATACATTTTGAGCTCCTTTTACAAAATCATCTAACGTCATCAATTGAGCTCTAAACGTATTTTTTAATTCGGGGACAGTTCTGATTAAATTTTTGACGAGTTGATTTTTTTGTATCTCATTCATTGTTGCCAATGCATTAACCAAATCATCGTAATTTTTAATGCCTTTTACCCCAGTAAATATTGCTGCATTTTTTGCAATCTCGTCAGCATTTTGTAAACCACGTAATGAACCAAGTAATTTACCAGCTAATTGGGTTTGTTCTTCTAATTTATTTTTTTCATCTTGTAAATTATCAGATAAAATTTTATTATTTACAGACTCCATCAAATTTATGAAGTGTCTAATCATTTTTGTATTATTGTTTTCCATAATAGTTAGTATTTTATTTTAATCATATAATCCAGCTGCGGCCCATTCATCTCTCATTGTTGAACCGACGCTATTCATTATCTCAGGGTTGAGTAATTGGTTTGACATTTGTTTTTGTTTTTCTACTTGATCCGCAGCATATTTTTCTATACCAGCGGTTAAAGCACCCATACCAGCACCCCACTGAACACCCCTAAGACCAGCTTTTGCAATTTCTTGTCCAGATTTTTTAGATAACTGTCTAATTGGATTTGTAATATCTGTTTTAATTGCCTTTTTACCTGCTGCAACCCCCTCACGAAATAAGTTATTCAAATTTTTTGAAAAACTAGTTAAAGAATTTTGGGCTTGTTGAATTACATTACTTACCGATTTTAAACCTAATGTATTCGATAACCATTTGATTGGTTGTAGTAATAAACTTTTGATTCCAGTTGCACCTAGTTCTATTAGTTTTACTAATGGTGCTAGGATTGGTGATTTTTTAATTGAAGCCCATTTTGCTGTTCTATTTGCATTTAAAAACCTTTTGATTGGTTTTACCGCGGCTCCAGTCAATATTAAACCTAAAAAACAACAACCAATATCTAAGTACGTTAACCAAGTATTTGGCATTTTACCTATTGATAGTTGATATAATTTCCATATACCCAAAGAACCCCATAAAATTGCACTAGTAACTTTACCAATTCCCAACATACTCAACGCAACATCAGCGCCAATTGTTACTGGGTTTAATAAAAATTTTTCCAATTTATCAAAAAACCAAGGAAGCCCTTGTTTCAAAACATAAGATGCTGCTTCTTTAACTGATGAAATTACACTACTAGTAATTTTTTTGGTTGCGTCCAAAGCTTTTTGGAATACGTTTTTTTCTTGTTCATTCAAAAAATTTTTTCCTATAGGAAAAATTTCCAATAATTTATTTTTAACAAAATCCCAACTCTCTATAACTAAAATTTCTAATGATAATAAACTATCCTGTATATTTTCTGTGATTAGTTTCATTCCATATTTTACTTCATATTCAAGTACAATATTTGGATCAAAACTTATCAAAGGATAAATCAATTTTTTTATATTTGAAAAAATTTGAGTTTTATCATTTAGACCGAGTTTTAAATTATGTAATGTATGTTCTTTAAAAAATTCACATACAACAACAGGGTGCATGTTATTTACATTATATCTCAAACCCTTTTCTAAATCGATAAGGGTTTCTTCAAAATATAACCATTTTTTATTTTCACTAACTAACATTATTTTTTAGATATAAGACATCAATAAATATCTGATTATAGTAAAGTATTCGCTTTACCTCTTGTTATGGGATATGAATCTTTCCATTTGGTATTACCTATTTGGTTGGCGGAACCTCTTTTAATCCCCGTTTCCCATTTGGTGACCGTTGGGTATGCTGGTGGCGGGCCTGAGCTCGTTGTTGCACCATCAGTCTCTTGTTCTTCAAATTCAACTTTATTTCCTATCAAAGAACGTAACATTCTTATGTAGTAATTTATATCAATATCACTCATAAGTTATAAATATTCAATTAATAACTTTCGGCTTCAGGAAGTTTCTCAGTTATCGAAAAAAATTCATTCATAAACAATGTCAATTCACTTTCATCGATTTCTGTTTCAAATTCTTCCATCTCATATTCCTCATCCAAATATTCTTCATCCATATCGGTCATATCCAATGGTTCTGGAAAAATGTCGTAACCATATTCCAAAATGACATCCAAATCAAATGTATAAGTTCTGATGACCTCATCGGTATCCTCGTCTATTCTAAATTTGACCTCCAAATTATTTGAGACCAAGTTAGTTTCCAAAATTTCTCTTATTTCCATAATTTTTTTTCTTACAAATATCTCATTTTTTCAAAAAAATCAATATTTCACATTAAAAAATAAACAACCTTAAATATTTTACGTATATTTGTGGTATGAATGATCTTTGGTCTGACGCTCACAAATTTCTTTTGGATATGCAAGTTGGTACTTCATACAACAACGTAACTTGTATTGGAAGAACGGAAAAAAAAATATTTCTTTCAAATGATATCGTTGTGACTATCAGAAAAGTCAAAGGAGCCCCAATATATTATTTGATATCAAACAAAAAGATATCAAGAGGAAACAGAAAATACGACTATATTGATCAAATTCTTAGAGACATCGAAGGGTTTTTGATCTACAAAAAACTCACGGAAAATTCTCAGAACCTAGACGTTCTTTGAAACATTTCAAGTATTTTATTTCTTTGTGTGTGAAATGATTCATCCAGGTCTTCACTCTCCGTAAACTCATCTTCAACAAACATCCAATTGTTGTCTTCCTCATCCGAAGGTTCATTTAATCTATCACTTGGTTTTTGTCCCTCACCTGATTTTAACTTATCATAAAACTCGGATGCCGCATTCAAATCTTCTAAATCAATTTCATCAGCTTCTGGGTTCATATCATCACGATATGCATAAGCATCATCCATATCCATATCTTCGTAAGTTTCCTTCATACCACATTCAACACAATCATCTTCCTCCATCTCAATAGTTTCAAAATCTTCTTGAGATTCATTGATACCCATATTTGTATATTTTTTTACATCACCCTTATTATTTACAACAAAACCCTCCTTGTCGTTTGCAAAATCTTGAACATACAAAGGTTGTGGTTCAGTATTGTTTTGTTGAACTAATCTGTACCCATCATAAATTTTCTTATGTTGATCCAGAATGTTATTTTTTTCTTGTTGAGTGATCCCTACGAAATATGCGTTCATAATTTTTTTTCTAATAAATATTTGATTTACCAAAAAAGTATTTTATATTTCAAATGTCACACGGGTCAAATTAATTTCATAGTCTTGGTCGGCGATTGGTAGTTAAGTTTGGGGGTTACCGTGTGACTTTTTTTTTGTTCATCGTGTATTTATAGGGGTATGACACAAAATTTAATTTTATCTGAGGGGTTTGATGAAGATTTGTTGAAAATTTTCTCTGGTTTAGAAAAAGCGACAAAATCCATTTATAGAACCGCAAAAACTTTGGGTATTGAAAATACAAAATTTTTACTTACATACTCAGCCATCATAGGAGCATTGGTACGACCTTTAAATGCGTCTCTAAGTTCCGAATTTCCAAATCTAACTGACTCCGAAAAAATTCTTCTCATAATCGGAGTATGTTCTGTTTATTATAATCAAAACGCCAGTGAAATTCGTCAAATTTCTAGATTAATCAGAGAAAAAAATTTAACCAAAGAATTCAATTCGATCAAAAAAAGTACGGAAAAAATGATGAATTTGTTTCGAATATTCATATCGAATACAACAAAGTCCGCAAAGATGATAAATGAAATTGTTTTCTTTATATTTCTTTTACCAGTACTAGATTACATTTTAAAAATAAATGCTGGGGCATTTTCAAGTCAGGATTTGAATGACTTGGCTAAAAGAATTGTTGCGTTAAGTGTCATTTCTGTAAATCAAAGTTTTATCAAAAAAATTCTTCAAAAAGTCGCAAAAAAATCCAAACAAGAGTGAACTATTTTGTGGAAAACTATTATCCACGTTATTTGACTTGATTGTTTTTTGATTTACATTTGTTGATATGGAACTCATATCTACACATCCTGTAAAAAAATCAGATTTAGGTTTTCACGGAAATCTATTTGGTGGAACATTACTTAAATGGTTGGATTCTGCTGGAGCTTCTTTGGCCATGCAAGTGTGTGATACACCTCGTGTGGTTACAATTAAAATAGATGAATGTCTATTCAAAAAACCAGCAAGAGAAGGTCATTTACTCAAAGTGTATGGTAAAGTTGATACTATTGGAAATACTTCTTTAAAACTTTACATTGAAGCGAGGGCTCATAATGTATACACAGGAAATCAAACAACGATACTATCAACCTACATTACATTTGTAAGGATCGATGAGGACGGTAACCCAATTCCAATTTCACAAAGAGTGAAAGTTAAATACGGTTTTGGTTCAGAAACAAACAATACACTTCAAAAATAAAAAAACTTCAAAATGGCAAAATTATCAGAAATAAAACAAAGAAATCCTCAATTAAACTTTTCTTTTTTGGATTATTTAACACTTTTGGATAGTTCCGATACAAATAAATTCGTCCCACTGATGACGAAATGTATTATAAGTGAACTAAAAAAAAGAGTTCAACCTAGTATCTTTGGAAACAACGTGTATAGTAGTTTACGAATTGATAAAATATCAGATAAATTTGAAGAATCAAAAGTTGATTTAAATGAAATTAATTTTTTGGTTGATTATTTTAATAATTTCTTAAATGAATATTGTGAAAAAGAACTGATTTTGGATTTTATGGATCTTTACCAGAAAAATTATGTTGAAAATTTAGACCTTAACACCATTTCTGATTTAGACCAATTGAGAGAAGTTTATCATAAAGCACATTCAAAATTTATTGTAAAAAGTTCAAGTAAAGAGGTAATCAAACTCATTGATGACGAAGAATGGCTTGTCATAAGACCGTTGACTTTTGAATCCTCAAAATCTTATGGGTCTGGAACAAAATGGTGTACCACATCTAAAAATAATCCACATCATTTTTTTAGATACTATTCTCGTGGAATTTTAATTTATTGTATTAATAAAATTACAGGTTATAAAGTGGCTGTTTTTTGGGATGTAAATGATGAAAGTTCACCCACATTTTGGAATGTGTTGGATCATCAAATAGATTCAATGATGACTGAACTTCCTCCTTACATTTTGAAACACATCAGAAATTTACCAAAAACATCAAATAAATCATTATGTGATGCTAAAACTCTAGAAATAAATGCAAAATACGAAATCGAAGAGAAATCTGTAAGTCTGATCGAGGAAGTTATGGCTATTGGAGAACCAAGAAATATGGTACAAGAAGATCAGGACGATATTGTTGGTATTGAGCCAGATGTCAACGTGAATTATGAAGGAGAAACTATGGTTGATATTTTTTGATTATTTCAAAATTCCCATATTCTCACTACTAAATCACCGTTACCTTTAATAATTCTGTGATACTGATAAGATGGGATTTCAATCATTTTTCCTTTTTCTATTTTAACTGGTAATTCATTATCTCTTTGAAATAGCCAATCAGTATCGTGTTCACAAACAACTTTACGATGTTTTAGATCATAATGCCACTTAAGTTCATGGGTTTTTACTTTTTCAGAAAACTTCCGAACTATTGAATTATTGTCTAAAATTTGAGTGAAAGGTAGTTTTGACATTACCAAGGACTTGATGATTTGATACCAAGTTTAGATCTGTATCTTGAAATATTACAAGACCAATATCCAGCTTTTGTTTTGTCTTTTTTAGTGTGACATTTATGTCTGGCTCTAAAAGATTTTGCAGCTTTTGGGTTATTATTTCTTACTCTTAGATTTGGGTCACCAAAGGACACTTTGATAACATTACCTGACTTATTCTTAACATAAACTGAAAATTTTTTGGGCCCACCAGGTGTTCTGAATGGAGAATTTAAGTTTACTTTACGACCTCGATATTCGGCTTCTGATATAAAATTTCCGTCTCTAAACGGAATGTCTAACCAAACAATGTCACCGTTGTAGTATGCTGTCTTCCCAATGTCTGTATTTATAAACCACTCATCATCTTCATTCAATTCGATCATGTCCATTGAATACAACTCACGAACTTCATTTATCAATTCAAAATAACTATCTGAAAATGGTCTGTATACATTCTCAGAAAGAGTCAATTTATTAGTTAAGTGATGTCTCAAAGACTCAGAAATTTCACAGTTTTCTTTAAGAAGCATTGGTCGTTTGACCAAATCTTCTTTAAGAATTTGTTTTATAAGATCTCTCATAATTTTTTTCAATAAATATTATTATTGGTAGGAATATTTATTGGTTGTGTTGAAATTTATGGACATATTAAAAGAAAGTGATGACAACATCTTTATTCCTCGAAGAACAAAAGAGGAAAAGGATAAGAAATTACTTTTTAGAGATTACAGAAAAATACGTGATTACATCAAAAATGGTTCACCAGGTGATTTAGATTTCAGTGGTTCACCTATAGAATTCTTACCAAAAAACCTTACCCAAGTTAATGGTGATCTAAGATTAATTGAATGTGAAAATCTCAAATCACTTCCTAGTGGTCTCAATATAGAGGGTGATCTCTATTTAATTAGATGTAAAAATTTACAATCACTTCCTAACGGTCTTAAAGTAAAAGGTCATCTTTATCTCACAAGTTCCAATATCAATCAATTACCACAAGATTTAGAATTTGGTAGAGGTATTTATCTCGAAAGGACACCAATAGAAAAACTTCCAAATAATTTAACAGTTAATGGAGATTTAGATCTTGAAGGTTGTAAAAACATCACATCACTTCCAAGTGGACTCAAAGTTAGTAATACTTTAAATCTTTTTGATAACAATATTAATGAATTACCACCAGACTTAGAAGTTTATGATAGGTTAATTTTGTATGGTACACCACTATCTAAGCTCTCAAGGGATAAAATAAAAAAAATGATACCCAATGTTAAAGGAAGAATTTTAGGGGTTTCGAATATTTACTAATGAAGCTCAATGTTAAATTAGAATTGAGTGGATTAAATACAAAAATTCAAAATTATGTTACTGAAATTAAACTCAAAAGGTGATGATGTTAAAAAACTTCAAACTAAACTTGGTCTGACAGCTGATGGTGTATTTGGTGCTGGTACAGAAAAAAAAGTTAAGGAATGGCAAACCGCTAATGGTTTAACAGCCGATGGTATTGTTGGTGACGGTACTTGGGCGAAAATGTTCCCAACAACAGCATCACCACAACCACAAGTTGTGAAAGAAGATGTTGTAATACCAACAGGTGGTGTTTTTAAATTAGAAAAATTAAAAGGTCACATTCCAGATTCAGTAATTGCTCAAATTCCTGATACCGCGAAAAAATTCAATATTACAACACCTCTTAGATTAGCACATTTCTTAGCACAATGTGGTCACGAATCTGGAGGATTTAAACACATTCAAGAAAATTTGAACTATTCTGCTGATGGCTTGAAAAAAATATTTCCAAAATATTTTCCTGGTAATCTTGCTGAATCGTATGCTCGTAATCCTGAAAAAATCGCATCCAAAGTTTATGGCGGTAGAATGGGTAACGGTGATGAAACGACAAAGGAAGGTTTCAAATTTAGAGGTCGTGGTTTTATTCAATTGACTGGTAAACAAAACTATACCAACTTTGCTAAGTTTATCGGTGAGGATACCGTAGCTAATCCAGATTTAGTTGCCACAAAATATCCATTAGCATCAGCAGCATTCTTTTTTGATTCAAATAAATTGTGGTCAATCTGTGATAAAGGAGCTGATGAAGCTACAGTCACAGCTGTTACTAAAAGAGTTAACGGTGGAACAATAGGTCTCGTTGATCGTTTAAAACATTTCAAAGAATACTATAGTTTATTAAGTTAAAAATGAATTTATGTCAAACGAAAATTTTGATTCGTATCAAAAGTTTTTAGATAGAGTTAGAAGTAGATTTCCAACTAAAGAAAGTTTTGTCAAATTTTTAAAAGCTTTCCATTCTTATTTTGTTCGTAAAACTGGAATCAAAGTTATCAATAAGGATGACATTAAATTAACGGATTCACCGATTTTTGACTATTGGAATACGATCAAATCAACCTTTTCTTTTGAGTCGGATAATTTAAATTGGTTTTTTTTCATTATGAATACAATAATTGAAAATCAAGAATCAATTTTATCAAACGAACTCACCACTGAGAATTTAAAAATCAAAAATTACAATTACTTTACTGTTAGAGTAAATGATATTATCTATAGTCGAAACAGATATGAATATAAAGTTCCTTACGGCGGTTATGCTGACAAAAACGACCTTGAGAATGCTTACTATCATCTACTTAAAGATTGGTTTGAATATCAACAAATGGATCCTGAATTGATTAACGTTGAATACAATGACATAAGTTACGATGAATGGGCAATTTCAAAAATTACAGTGAAAAAATCTATAGATCCAAAAATATATGAATGATTATAATTTTTTTAATTCAAGAAAAGATGTTTTGATCTATTTGAAAAAATTGTATCCATTTTTTTTAAACAGATTTCCAAATGATTTTGATGAATATGGACAATTAGAGGATATTAATATGTTTATTTATAGTAAATATTATAGCACCTTTGATACATTTATAACCGAACAAAATCTTAAAAGTAGTTTATTAAAGTACGGAATTGACTTATCAGATACTTTTGTTTTTAACAATTTTTTCTATTTTTCAATGAAATTAATTAAACTAAACCATGGTGTTAAATTTGATCTTGTAAATGAGAGTAATCTGAAAGAACCTGAAAAAAATTATTTCAATGTCCTAGTTGAATATCTAACAGATGCAAGAAATGTTGGTTTTTACGACGTACCATTATCAGGTTTTTGGTATCCAGAACAAGCAAAAAATTATTTTTTGTGGGGTGTTGAAAATGATGATTCTTTTAGAGACATTGAATTATTCGACCGTGATTTTAAAGTAAAAGATGAAAATGTAACGGATATTTGGGTTGCTACAATCAATAATCTTAAGTTTAAAAAAAATAGAGATATTTAAAAATATGGCCGAAAAAAGAGATATATTAAGATTATTCCCAACAAAAGAACGTTTAGTAACATTTGTGAGAGCGTACTACAGTTTATTTTCTCGTAGACTTAATGTTACTGCGGAAAATTTTGACACAGATGATATTGATATCCATAGAGGGCCATATTGGAAATTTTGGTTAAATACTGCAAAGTTTGTTGGTTTACAAGATTTCAACTATGAAGCATTTTTCTTTTTAATGAATTGTATTAGTGAAAATATAATTTTGTTAGATCAAAAACAACTGACAGTTGAAAACATTGTTGTACCAAAATATAAAGAGTATAGTGCAGATATACATGTTGATGAAGATAGTCATGAGTATGGTGAATATGTTATTGAATATGAGGGATATATTACAAAAACTCAATTAGAAGACCCTGATAATTATGATGAATTAATTCCAGATTGGCATAATCCATATGAATATGATCCTGATTACAGAGATAGTGAAGTGGATAATAGTGATGTAGAAATGAGGGATTTAAACTTAGAAAATGAGGAGGATTTATATGAATGAATTTTTTAAAACTAGGTCTGAATGTTTTTTATATTTAAAAAGACTATATGATTTTTATGAAGAATTTGAGTTGGGTGGTTTGGACGAAAACGATATTTCAATTAGTAATTCAACACTTAGACGTACTTGGTTTAAATTCCTAGACTTACCAGATATCAGAAATTTACATGATGATGACTGGCAATACTTCTTTTTTTCATGGAATTTACTTTATCTAAATCAAAATGATTTGAATAACTCAACATGCAATGAAAATAATTTTGTTATTCCTGAAAAAAATTCATTTGAACTGGTGTTTTCATTTACTTTGTATGAAAGAAAAAGAGGGGGTTATGAGTATGAATTTGGAACTTTTGCGACTGAAAACCAAATTGTAAATAATGAAGAAGAAATAATGGGTGATTACAGAGATTACTGGGACTTCGATCCTGATTTTGAAACTACCAGAAGTGATGTTGAAAATGTCGAACTTGATAGAATTCGAAAATCTGGTACTAGAACTCAAACCCATTACCCCTACTGAGGGTAAATTATCAAAAATTAATTTTTTCCAAAAGAATTTGATAACGCTTTCCTTAAGGCTGAACTAAACTCAGTTCTTTCAAAGGGTAAATTTTCATCCTGTAATTGTAATATAGTTGAAGATACGGATGTTTTATTTGAACCTTCTCCATAATAATCAACACCATTCATTGTGATTTTTGTTTTAACGATTGTTTTTTTCTGTTTAAATTCAAATGGCCCTACCCGTATACCTTTTGTTGGTGCCTCAATAGATAATATCTCAACAGTAATTGGTCTACCATCGTCACAAAGTGTATATTTTTCGTTAACTAATTCTGTAACAATTTGTTTAGCACCATACGTTAATTTGGTATCAGGCACTCCATTCATATGTGCAAGGGTCATTACACTTGATATAAAATAACATATTAATGTATCCATAGTTAATAATTTAAAGTTGATTGATTTGTAAATCCTGGTGATAGAACATACAGATTAGTGGTTCCGCCCGCACTCGGTGTGAATGTGTAGGTATTAAAAACACCGGGTATTGAACTCCTAAGATCTGAAGTTCCAGTATTCAGACTAGTCCATTGTGGTTCAGTAAATAACAAAGTTCTTTTTGTATAATTTAATCCGTTTATTCTTCTTGATATAGTATAAATATCATTAATTGTAATAAGATTATCTCCACTCACTTCATATTTGTGATAATGTATAGACTTAATGGGTGTTCGTTGTAATACCACATCATCAATACCGATAAAATCAACAGAAGATAAGTTTGAGGTTGTTGTTGGAATTACAACTTCAATATACCACTCGTCTCCACTTACTATAGGTTGTGAAAAAGAATACTGTCCTTGTGCATTTGTTGTAGATGTGGTTTGTTGTGTCCAAGGAGTAAATGTAGGTGTTAATATCCCCAATTCGGATGTTTGTAAAGAGTAGGTGGATTGTCCTGGTCTTCTCCATACAACTGCTAATCCATCACCCCCACCATATTCTTGCATCCTTGCTCTAAAGGTATATTGTGTTCCTGCTACCAAATTTATATTACCATATATCGGGCCACTCATTCCATGCCCACCATAGTAACTAACAACAAAAGTTCCACCAATGAATAAATCACTTCCATCATCTGAATTTATTCCAAAAGAATAAGTCCCAGTTACTGCGGGTATAAATGTTCCCGTAACTTCAACTGAATAAAAATCACCATTATTTGGTACAGTAGCACCTGCACCAGTAAGAGTTGTAAATGTTGTAAAATTCAAACAAGTGGTTGTGGGTAATGTTGAATTCCACCTGAGTTGAGTATTGGAAAATGATGTATTAAATAGTTTATCAAAATCAGCAGTAACAGTTGGATACTGACCATATTGAGAAGTATTTCCATTACCACCATGTGTTGAAAATACTTTAACATTCATTGTGTTTGATAAACCTATGGTCTGTCCTCTTTTGAAGAGTTTTGTAAGTATATTTGGGACAGGGACATCGTTTTCGGTTCGTATAAGACCTGAATGTGTGAAAGGTGTGTATTGTGTAAATATAATTGATGAATTTGTTAGTGGGCTCCAATTAACCCCATTTCTACCAGTAGTTGTTACTATTAGTGAATTGTTGCTATTTGAAACTCCTTGAAGTGATGCCCCCGAAGAACAGCCGGGATGTGAACTAACATTTATTTGAATTAAATTTGTGGTTTCGGATAATACGATTTGAAAATCAGTAAAAAGTGTGGTATTGGAGTTACAACCATAATATCCTATATGATAGCTTACAACAAATTTTCGGTTTGGTGATGAACCTATAGTTTGGTATCTTACAAAGTAACCTGATATCGGAAACAAATCCATAGCATTTGCATGAATACCATTAGGTACTACATTGTTTGGAGAACCCCCCACAATATCACCACCTGTATTGGTAAATGATATCCACCCATTTGAGCAAATATTGACTGTTGTGAAATTAGTCCCCCAATAATTAAAAGTAAAACCAATGGGTAAATTGGTTATGGTTTGGTCATCCCCCAACGTAAGTGCAGTTCCTGTAGTTGACTCATAAGAATAGGTTGTTGAGGATTGGGTGTAAGTCATCTGCCCAAATACCGAAAGTGGTAATAACAATAACAATATTAATCTATACATCATAACATTATTTTTGTTCCAGTAAGAACTTGCCAATTTTGGAAAGTTTGATTGACCTGATAAACACCAGAAAAACTAATTGTCCATTTAAATTTATCTGTAACCTTGAAATCTGTATTAACCATAGGTATAATCAAAAATCCACTTTTATACCACTGACCCGCATAAAAGAAAATATAGGGGGAATATACACCCAAACCCAAAAAATTCAACCCTATAGATTTTCCACCCTTAAAATTTGTGAAACCCCCACCAACCAATGACCAATTACGAAAATCATTTTTGTCGATTTGTCCCAAGGTGTACGTTGTCCCACCCATAAGGGTTATCTTGTTTATTTTTTGAGCATTAAGTAATGAGGCTGTTAAAAACCAATCGTTATCAAAATTTGTCATAAACGATGTTGAGAATATTCCCATATATCCTTTATATTTTAAAGAACCATAACCTGATAGGTTTAATATGTTTTGTCCTGTCTGATAGTTTATATTTATACCTTTGATAAAAGTTTGTTCTGTATTAACATGTGTCAATGATGTATTAAATCTAAAATTATCATTTCCACTCTTTGTAATATTTGAATCATTTCTAATGATCACAATGTCCCCGGTTGCTATTAGAGATCCATTCGACCCTTTACCAGATGATTTGCTTTTACCTCCACCGTTTCCGTTATTCTCACTTTCACCACCACTTGCCGTTTGTTGGTTTTGTTCTCCCTGTGTTGTTATCTGACCACCACCTTCGGTTGTAGAAGTGTTGTTATTAGTCCCACTTTCATTTCTAGGCGCGGGTGGGGGTGTAGGTATATTCCCAACGGAACTCCCAATAGAACTCGCCATAGAGACCACAGACGAGATATTAGCAACCGCATTTGCTGTAACACTCCCAATGAAATTTGATACGTTATTTGAAGCCTCAACACCTTCTGTGGCACAAGGGTTTGCTCCGGGTGGTAATGAATTTCGAATATCTTGAACCCACTGTGTATATGCTCCCGCATCTAACTCAGCATACGTAAAAGACCTGAATTGACCAGCATAAAACATAGTCACAGAAGAACTCTGAGTTTCTAGCTGAACTGATTCTGTTTTTCCATTACAAGGGTTAATATAAAAATAGGTGAAACTTTGAGCGTGAGTTCCCAAAATTCCACCTAGGAAAAAGATAATCAGTAATAAGATTTTTTTACCAACCATTTTGCTCCAGACGCTTAACAAGGTTCATTGTAGCGACCTCTAAAGCTTTCTGTGTAGCAATACCAACGGTTGATTGGTCAAAACCCATTGTTGGATTTTTAAAATAACCCTCACCAAATTGAGTTGATTGACCTTGACCTGATGCGACTATGTATTGTGAATTGTCTACTTTCACCAACCTAACTTGAATACCAATTATCGTAGTGTTGGTTTTTTTCAACTTACCTTTATCATAACTTTCAGCGTAAGAAACGGAAAAATCGTAAATTTCGGCATAAGCAATAAACTTTGGTAATCTAATACCATCAGTTTTAAGTTTTGTTTTACCATCATCCAAACCTTCAATTTTCTTTTCCCAAGCGTCTAACATTTGATTGACAATTGCATCTTTTTCTTCAGCAAATTCAAATCTGTTAGTATAAAGTAAATTTTCAACAATTCTGTTGGAGACACCAAGACCTAATCTTTTTTCTCTTAGTTCAGGAAAACTTTCCCAAAGTTCTTTGTTAACATTTAATTTCGAAAGTTGTACAGTCTGTTTTTTACCTGTGTAAGTAGAAATACTTTCAAGAGTCCGATCTGTTTTTTCAAAATCAGCCTGATACTGTTGAGTAGAAATTGTTGATTTACAACTCAACAACAGAAATAAATTTATGGTCGAAATGATAATAATTTTTTTCATTCTTCTTCTTCGTTTTCTAATTGTTTAGCTCTTAATCTTTTCATTCTTTCAGCAGGTGTTTCTTTCTTCTCTTCAGCAGGTGTTGCAGTTGCTGGAACTGGAGTTGATTGGGCTGGTGCTACTTCTCTGATAGTTTCTTTTTCTCTGATTACTGTAGTTCCACCACCACTTCCAGCAGAAGCATTACTTTGGTTGTTGTTTTCCAAATTAAGATTGATTACTGGTGCTGCCGCTGGTGCCGCTTGTTCTGTTTTGGTTTCTTCGCTATCGTTTCCACCACCACCAAATAAAGTTGTGGAAATCCAAACACCACCACCTGTTACGATTGTGGCAAGTGTGCCTACGATGGTTTTCTTTAAACCACCCCAAGAACCATCATTTTCTGTTTCTTCTGACATAATTTTATTTTTTAATTATTTTATGAATCTTTTGTTTTTCATTGGTTGTTAATCTTACAAAATAGAAACCCGGTTTCAAATTGTCCACATTGACTTGTCTTGTGACAATTTCATTTTGTGTAACAAATTCCTTGTTTGTAAAATATAGCTTACCTGTGTAATCATAGATTTCGTAATATAAATATCCCCAATTTGTTTGATAGTAATCAATATTCAAATTATCTTCAACTGGATTTGGATAAACTCTAAAACCGTTAACCAATTCATTTACAAGATCTCTAGCTCTTCTTCCATTTATAACCGTAGCATCGACAGGTGAAGGAATAATATTTAAATCCTCAGCTTTTTCGTTACCAGCAGCTTTATTGGTGATTCTGATCGGAGACTGTTCCCAATTTGAATTCAAAATATCAAACTTAAAGTTGAACATTTGTGTTGGATTAGTAATAACTGAGGGTGACATTTTGGATTCATGCCCACCCCATAAAATTTCACCAGATTTGGTCGAAATAAATGAGTTCCAAGAACTTGCTTCTGGGCCTACGTTAATTTGTGAAAATCTAAAGATATTTGGATCAAATTTTAAACCTATTTGAGCCGCACCGACTTTATTTCCGTGTGTTATAAAAGTTACACCAACATTTACTGAGTTATCATCTGAAATAGTTAATTTAGGAATTCTAAATTGTACGGAGTCTTGAATATTCTGGTAGATCGTTCCTTCATCTAATACGTAAGAAGTACCAATAGTTGGATTATTCACTCTTTGAATTTGAAATGATAAATTATTTAATCCTGTGTTTGTCACGTCACCTAAAACATAACCGTAATATGTAATACCATTTGATCCATTCAAATTTTGATCTATCATTCTTGTACCAATAATAGATGTTTGAAATATGTTTGGATTAGCAATTATTGTAGCATATTCAGATGCTGTATAATATCTTACATTATATTCGTTTGCAACAACAGGAGACCAAGTTGAACGTCCTGTCGCTAAACGATTGAATATAAGGTAAGCATCGGACACTGACAAAGTACCACTTCTATTTACGTCACCTTGTTGAAATTCATATGATTGTGCGGTATCTGCGTAAATACTCATGTCAGATAAACGATAAGCATCTGTAATATTGATTGATGAATTATCTGACAAAGTATCCAAGTCGGATACCAATTTCACATTATAAAATGAAGTATCGTACGGGATTTTAATGGATGCAACACCGTTTGAATTTGTGGTAAAACGATCACCTCTTACATAAAACTGAGATGATTTGAGTTTATAATCAAATGCAAAAGGCATTTCTGGAGCGGGCGTTCCATCTACATTCAAAACAGTAACAGGAACACGAACAGTATCCATTTTAAAACGACCTCCGTAATTGAATGTACCTAGAGTATTATCAAACCCACTTGTTGTTGTGGCTATATTATTATAGGTTGGAACACCTTGTACTTTCATTGAGTCAACAGATGATGGATTAAATGTTGCTGAATGTGGTAACAACACTTCGAAGACAGCACCATCTGGAAAATCAAAAATTGCTTGATTACCAGTATAAATAGCTGTCGCGTTTACCCAACCGGGTTGACTATAATAAGAGCCGTATTTTGTTGACAATGAACTTACACTCGGGCCCCATTTCACAATCGGTTGTTTAAATGACGCTTGAGGGTAAAAAAATCTGACTTGGAAGCCAGCATAGTTAGTTGCCGTAGGGTTATGATAGTGTAGGTATACAACAGTAGTATCATTCAAAATACTACCTAACGTAAAAACAGTATCTATCAAAAAATACGGAGATGACGAGTTGGGAGAAACTAAAACTTCGTTTCTCCCATTCTGTCCATATACATTCAATGAAATTATCGTAAATAATCCTAGAAGTATTTTTTTCATACAAATATTATTGGTCTTGTGATGATAGTGAAACACCATCTTCTTCGTCCATCTTTTGGACTAACATTTTGTCTCTGTCTTCATTTGAGAACCAAAAATCGATAACTTTATTTAAGTTACCAACAAATGCTCCTAAAAGAATAAGAAGTAATTCTTTCCAGGCCTCTTCGATTGTTGCTTTGAACATTACAGCCATAACAATACCAAAAACGATGAAAAAAAATGTAAAAAGTACTAATAATGTAATTTTCCATCTGTTTGATTGCATCTGTTGCAACATAAAATTGAACCTTTGATCTGGTTCTACATTTTGGAATTCAGTGTTGTAAAGAAGTGATTTAAATAGTCCCATATTATTCTGAGTTTTTCTTTGTGAAAATTTTATCAGCTGAGGCAAGTCCCAACGCTCCGAAGGCCAATGCGGCAACGGATTGAATTAATGCGGGTGCTGGAGCCACATCAACTGTCGAAAAGGAATTATGGTACATTGTGACACAAAGGGATATTGCGCACATTATTCCAACAAATCTTTTACTGGAAAACGCACCCTTTTCGTCTTGGAAAATTTGAGATAAGAATTTTTTCATAATCTTGGTCGGTTTACAATAAATATATCGAACCGAACAAAATTAGAGATTTTACATTAAAATAATTTTTGAACCTCAACCATAATTTTCTTTTGTTGTTCAGTAAAAAATTTGATTTGTTGTTCTTCTTGAGGTGTTTGTTCTAAATTATTGGCTTTGATTTGTCTTATTTTTTCTGTGAGAAAATCATGTTGACCCAGTAACCAATTATATCTTTCCGCTTTACGTTGATTTATATCCATTATTATTGTTTTTTACTCGTTATGATGACTAATTTGTTGGTTGGTGAAAAAAATTGAATTTGATATAACCATCCTCAGGAATTTGTCTTACATCCATATATTGTGTAATTTTTTGTAAAGGTAAATAGTCCATAATATTTTTTATAAAATTACCCGCAACTGTTTTTTCCAAGTAATCTTTCGCAATAGGATCTTGGTTGTAATCAGTCAGTTTGGTTTTTACTAATTTTCCATTTCTATAAATTCCAAAAATTGCAACATCAATATTAGTTACATCACCCTCTTGTCGAACATCAAGTAATTTGAATTTTACTTTATTTTCAAGATGTATTTGAATATCTGGATCATAACTCCAGATCTTAAGATTTTTTTTCCTTGTTGGTAATAAATCACGCGATTTATCTGCAAATTCTTTCTGTCTATCTTTCAAAATTTGTTCGTTTGTTCTAGGTGCAAAACTGTCTAATATTTCATCGAAAATTCTATAGTCAACGGACAATAAAATAGAATTTTTATCTTTTCTCGGATAACTACCCCAACTATGTTTAGCTTTTAGATTTATATTGTAAAACCAAATACCATCTCTGTAAAGATACAATCTACCATTAAACGATTTTACTAGATAGACGACTTCACCAGATCGAGTAAGTCGCAAGGTTCCAGACAAATTACTTCCATCAAACGGAAGTTTCCTTACTATAAAACTATCAACTTCTGAGTTTTTAATTTTTTTTGGTCTACCACGAGCATTACTTAGAAATTTTTCTCGCAATTCACTCAAAGTAAGATCATGATAATTACCGCTTGGATCATACAACATAAAATACAAATACCTCATCGCTAAAGCTGGATTATCATGGTATGATGGTAATATACCAAACATACGTAGTAATTGTTCTAAATACGGAATACCTTCGGCGATACTTGTTTTATAATAGTTTTTTTTGTTCAAATATTTGAACAAGTTAATTTCAGTATCAGATAAAATTGTTGCCACTTTGATTTAATCTTTTGTGATATCTTGAGGTTTCGATTTGATAGGTTGATGTTCAAACGTTAATTTCAAATAACCATCTTCTGGAACTTGTCTACGATTTAAATATTTATCTATTTTTTGTGGCGGTAAGTACTCTTCCATATTTGCAACAATTTTATTACTTATTTTGTCTTCTAGTTCTTTTTTGGTAAGTAAACCAGTTTCTTCATAATCAACTTGATTGTTTCCGTCATAAACGCCCAGTACATCAACAATTATTTCTATAGTATCGTTGTCAGATAAATTTACATTTTTTATTTTGAATTTAATTTTGTGATTTGAACGCCAAGACGCTCCTATATTTGTTAATCTTTTCGGTACAAGATATTGAACTTTTTTCTTAAATCTGTCCATCCTCATTTTCATAATTTCATCATTTGAAAATTCACTACGATAAACATACCGCATAAAATCTGGTTCGATAACTATAATTTTTGCATCATCATATCTTGGTAATGAGGCGCGTATGTGTTTTGCGGTTGTAGTACTATAATGATCTGAATTTAAAAACCACACTCCGTCTCTATAAATGTAAATTGGATAATGTCCGTATGATAATACAACATAAATTAAATAAACGTCACGCTGTACCCATTCACCTGATAGATTATTTCCCTTAAATGGTCTTTTTTTTGCAACGTATTCAGAGGCTTGGTAATTATTAATTTTTTTTGTTTTATAATTACGTACATCTATAAAATTTTCCCAAGTTACATTTTCATAATCGCCGTTAGGTCTATAATTGTCTTTGAATAAATGATATAATGATGTTGGTGATCCTGATTGTTTTAGTATCTTCATAAGATTAGCCACAAACGCAACACCCTCTCTAGTGCTTTTATTTATGATATCTTTTTTATTTAGATATTTTAAAAAACTTACTTCTTGATCTGTAAATGGTTTTTGCATATTATTAAATATCTTAACAATGGTAAATTCACCAAAGAACATTTATTTGAAGCATTCACAGGGTAGAGGATTGGGTGTATTTGCACTAAATCGTATATTTGTTGGTGATGTAATTGAGGATTGTCCACTACTATCATTACCAATTGAAAAGGGTGAAGTTTCTAGTTTGTTGATAGATTACAGATTTAATTATCCTGTCGGTTCAACCTGGGATGAACAAGTTATTGCATTGGGTTATGGAAGTTTTTACAATCACTCAAATGATCCAAACGCAATTTGGACAAATCATCCAAATCTGAAAAAAGTTTTCAGATTTGTAGCTATCAAAGATATTCAAGAAAATGAAGAAATATTTGTTTACTATGGTGATGATAATTACTGGTCTGATGGAAGGACAGACACACTATCCAAATTAGTTTGACAATCAATTTCCTTTGATCAAAATTTCATCATAATCTTCAACGAGTTTACTCTTAAGTTTTTTCTTAATATATTCCAAATCTTCGTCCGATAAACCGTTGTATAAGTTATTCAGACTAATGAGAAGATTGTCTGAAACAATCTCGTCTTTTTTTCTCATATCAAAAATTACAGATTCAAGATTGAGAATTTTTCCAATTTTTTCGTTGTTCATCTTCTTTTTGATTTTTTTGTTGTAATTGGTTGAATAAATTTTTTACCTTGTGTTAATGGTGATTGTGGTATAATTCCAGCACCAGTACCTTTTTCACTTTGTAAAAAGTTTTGTTTCCCGATATAATTTGTGAATATTAATTTTCGTGTTAATGGTATTAATCTATATGTCTGTGCATCTGATGCACCTAAAATTTTTCTATTAATTGCTGTAATTTTTGGGTCAAATAAAATTGCATTTAACTCATTTGAAATTTTTTCGTAACTTCTTTCTTTTTCAAATCTTGGATCAAGAAATTCCTTAAAAAATGTTTTACTTACAATATAAAACAAATTACTATTTGGGTCATCGTTTTTATATTCTGAATTTTCGTTCCAATATTTTAATGCGTTCGGCCCTAGTTCAGTAACACCGACTCTTGGTAGACCCTTAGAAAGTATACCTTTTATTAAATGCATGTAGGGTTCACTGATCATTAATTGAGTATCAATATCTTTTCCTGTAATTTCTTTGAATGCTTGAGCAAAAACATCTTCATTTTTTAATTTTATTGACCGCATTTTTGTTTTAAATGTTTCTTTATCTTTATCAAAAAGTTCTTGTCTCATAACATTAGCGTCAATTCTTTTGATTGGTTCTGGAGTGAGTAATTCAGGTTGTCTAAAAAATTGTTTGAAATAATTGGTAAAAAATCTCTTTGGAACACCATCAACATTATTACTTGATTCGGTTATCATTCTATCAACAATCCATTGGTACAAATAACTGTCTTCTGGTTTGGTTTGTTGACCACTTTCATCGTTAATTTCTTTGTATTTATTATTTTTGTACCTACTTTTTGCTTGTGCAATCAAATTAGGTACTATTTGGTCAGTAGTTTTTTTACTCGCAACACAATAATAGTTATACGCGTTACCGTCGATGATAAATGGTACTTTGTATACAGATACCAAATCTTCAGCAGTCTGCGCTTCGGTCAAATAATTAACAATGTGTGTTAAATTTTTTTGTGATAATAATAATTTCATGTTCTATAAATATTTGTATTTTGAGTTAATTTTAATTGTCATTGAGAGTCTATTTTTTCAAACCTCTTTCCAAAATTACATCAATATCTTTTTTGAAAATTAATCTCAAGTGGTCGTTGATGTAAAATTGGAACGAGAATCCACTTTGTGGGGATTTAAATTGAATTGTCGGAATAACATTACGTTCATCTGGGTCTGCTTCAAAATCAAATACAGTGTTGAATGTATTGGAATGTTGAGTTTCTTTGTCTACCCAAAAAACTATGAAACATCTTCCACGTTCAGAATAAATTGGTTTTTTGTTCTCGTCACTATCATTTGATATGAACCTCTCTGTGACATTATATTGATAATTTATTTCAACATCAATAGTGGTGTTCTTTTGAGTTTCAAATTTTTTTACATCTTCTAGATCCCACTCGAAATAAACCATTTTATTTTCTGTCGCTACACCCAAATTAATCACTGGTTTACTTACCATTTCGGTTTTGATTGTCTCGTAGAAAGTATTTATAAAATCTGATTTCGAAGTTTTAGTTTGATTCAGAATAATAGCTTGTAGTCCCTCTTCTGGTATTGCAAGGCTCAGTGCCTCCTTTGATTTACTAGACATTTTATCGTCCACAGCATCCCACCAGTCTTGTTCAAAAATAGGTGAAGGATTATCAAATTTGAAATGAATTGCGACTTTAGCAAAGTGAGAGTCTGGGTTTATTTTTTTAAAAATTATAAAGTACAACAAACCTTCTTTTATATGTTTTCTCCAGTGACGATCATCTTTACCTGAAATACACCATTTTGTTCTTGCACCATATACACAAGATGCTTCGTAAGTTTTCGGTATACCAATTAAAACTCTTTCATCCTCATATAGTTTTTCAAAATCTTTTTCTGCTTGTTTTTTTTCGGCAACTTCTTTTAATTCAACATACTCAGGATAAAGATCCCAAATTACACCATACTTGTTAATATCAGTATACGTAAATTTTGACTTATTTTTATCAAAAAATTCTAATATAGGTATTGCTTGTTCTACAAAATCATTTTTATTTTTACCGTCACGATTCATTTTTTTTATTGCAGTTGCTAAATTTTTTCTGTTTCCAAGTACATTTAAATTAGAAATTTTATCCCATTCAGATTTTGGTGAATACCAACTTTTTAACAAAAAATTTAAATATTTTTGTTTGGTATTATACATAAAATCATTATTGAGTAATAGTGCCAACATATTTAAATTTGATCCATCACTCTCAAATGAGGCCTCAACCTCAGCATCAATATACGGACGATATATTTGTGATGCCTCTTTATATCGGCTTTCCTTAATTAAAATTTTCAATAATTTCATTTTTGAACAAAAAAAATTATTTTTTCAGATAAATATCCATAATTCGAGAAAATAGTTTTGATTTTTGAATTGTTCGTTGTATATTTGAAACTTCAAAGTCGTTCTTTTATTATTTAGAAATACCTCGGTGGCGAAATAGGCAGACGCGTAGCACTTAAAATGCTATGGATTGAAAGTCCGTACGGGTTCGATTCCCGTCCGAGGTACAAAAATTAAAGATATGATGTAACTGAATAACATAAAACTCTTCTAAAGTTGGGTCTATAGTTAAAGGAGGTTTTCATTTTAATTTGCAGATATGATGTAATTGGATAGCATTAAACTCTTCTAAAGTTTTCGTATAGGTTCGAACCCTATTATCTGTACAAAAAAAATTGACTTACAAGTCATTGATTGTTATATTTATCTAAAAAGATAGATGAACAATAAGTTAAAAGTGGTTTCATTATTTTCGGGTTATGGAACACAAGAATTGGCATTGAAATATATTGGAGTTGATTATGATGTAATAGCCAATTGTGATAATTTTAACCAAGCAAATGAATGTTATGATGTATTACATAAAACTCAAAATGGAAACCTGGGTGATATTAAACAAGTAGACGAAAACGATTTTCCTGATTGTGATTTTTTAACATACTCTTTTCCGTGTGTTGATGTCTCAATTTCTGGTAAACAACAAGGTATCAAACAAGGTACAAGAAGTGGTCTATTATTTGATGTTGAAAGAATCTTATCAGTTAATAGGCCAAAATACCTTTTAATGGAAAACGTTAAGAATTTGATCTCCAAAAAACACTACGAATCATTCAAAAACCATATTTATTTCTTACGAGCACTCGGTTATTCATCTTATTGGCGAGTATTCAATGGAGCTGATTTTGGTTGTCCTCAGAACAGAGAAAGAGTGTATATGATGTCGGTTTTGAATGGTAGTATAGACGATGTCAAGGAAAAAATGATGAACGTTGACAATTATAAAAAAACAAGAGTACCTATGTCGTTGTTCATTGAGGAAACTACCGATGAGACATTATTCATTGATTGTCCATTCACACTCCACGAAGCAAAACAAAAAACTATCTGTAAACTAGTAGCCAGGAGAGATGATATTAATTACGACCAAGCCAAAAGAATTTATTCTTTGGATGCTTGTTCACCTTGTTTGACTACTAGTGGATCTCCACAGATTATGACACGTGATGGTAGGGTAAGAACACTAACAGCAAGAGAAGGATATCGATTTATGGGTGTTCGTGATCAAGATATTGACAAAATGTTGACAACATCTCTATCAACCAGGGCTCACATCTCCTTAGCTGGTAATTCGATTTGTGTTCCAGTTATGGAAGCAATCTTTAGTGAATTTTTCAGTGAATATATTCAAGAACCTACCGTGTCTACGGATCCACTAGAAATTAATCGGTTACAAGTTGTAACCGATTGAAATTTGTCATAGTTGTCAAAGGTCGCCTAATCTGTCAGAGACATATGAATTAAAAGTATCACGACTACAATCTGGATACCAATAATCACTAATTTGGAATTTTGGTAGTCGCCAAACATTTTCCATAAAATAATCAAACACCGTTTCTAGAAATTGTTGAGATTCTGGTCTATCTGAAATAGAAACATGCTCAAGATTATCCATAAAATCATTAATTATTTCTTGAAGCTCGGAATCATTTAAACTTTCAATATTATCTTTCATAGGTACCCTGATTACAACACCACTATCATCCATTTGCTTAACTTCACCATAAAATTCTAGGCAAGATTTTAAAGTTTCATAGTACTTGTCATATGTTGAGGTTTCATTACAATTATTCTTGGCATCATTTAATGCTTGTTTGATGTCAATAAGATCTTCAACACGTTCTATAGCTTCTTCTAGATCGGTAGGTATATCTTCTATAGAATTTTCATTTGCTGTTTGATTTATGAGTGCCCATATCTCACTTATATTTTTTTGATTTAAATTATCCAATAGATTATCCAACTCATAAGTTTCATAATAATCTATAATATCCCAAATATCACCACTGAGAATAGTTTCAAACATTCCAATTTTTCTTGTTCTACCGTAAGGTACTCCAGTGGGTTTTATTTCTCGTACCACCCAATCACCAGCAACATAGTGGTCAACATCATCAGTTAAAATTTTTAAATCAAACGACATTGGCATTTGATCAAATGGATTTTTTTCTATCAAACCCAATTTGAAAAGTTTATATTTCATAAAAAGTCCATCGAACAAATCTGGTCTCAATGATTTAAGATTCATTAATTCTTCTTTCGACAAATCTAAAATTTGAAAATCTGTTTCAGGACGGTATGAACTTCTAAAACGTTCTATAAAGTAGGTTGAGTCAGTAATATCTGGGTTGTCATTTGTCAATTCAAACAGAGGTAAAATATACTTATGAAATTCAACTGATGGTTTACTATTTTTTGGGCCTTTCATTTGAGTTACAGTACCCTCATTACTGATTGCTGCGGTAATGTGACTTTTGTTCAAGGTAAATTTGTCAGAAATTTTTTCAAATGACCTTAAAGAATATAAATTTTCATTTGCTCTTCCACAATGTCCCATTCTATCACATTCTTCAGGTGAATATGTGGTATCCAAATCAACCCAGTAATAACCCAAACCATTAGAATCTCGAAAATCTAAAATAACCTTATTAGTTTCATCATAATTTATCTTGCCAGAACCAATTTGTAGTTGATCGTGCCATTTTTTTTGAGCATAGAATAATTGATCCAAATTGTATTCTTTAATTGTACTGATGTTTCCATTAAGTCCAACCCGTATGTAATCCAAAAGTCCTACTAAATCTTCCCGATAACCACTAAGTGATAAAAATGATGGAATTTGTCCAGGATTGTTAAACAAATATTTATCAATCAACTTATTTGCTATCCAAATTGACAGTTTTCCATATGTTTTATCCAAATATTCTGCGACAGGGTTACTCAATCCCAATTTATCGACCAAAATTTTTATTTTTGACCCTTCTGAGATTAAATTTGCAAGATTTTTAATGAGTTTCAAAACAAAATTTTATTATAAATATTAAAATTCAAAAAAAAATTTGATTTTTGGATATTTGTATGTATTTTTGTAAAAAAAAGTTATGATTGAAGGAATTATCATCGGAATTCTCATTGGATTTGGTTTGACGAGTTTATTTGCCTACCTAATTTACTTAAAATTTGTAAAAAAACCAATGAATAAGCTAATTAATGAGTCTTTTTCGGGCTTTTTGGACTTTGGATTGAAAAATAGTATCAACATTCCAAAAACTATCAAATCGGTTTCAGATTTAAACAAAAAAAATGAGATAAAGAGAGTAAATAAACAAAAAATTTGATTTTTTTGTCATTCTAGCCCTATTTTCGACGAGTTCTTTTTGGTAGACGAGAATAGGGAAACAACCAGTCACTGTATTACCAAGGTAAGGTGTGAACAGAAAGATCGTCAACCGGGAAAACGGTACTGAAGAGGTAATCAGTCTCTTCATTTAGTCAGGTGGCGGAATGATAGACGCTATACGTAGAACACAACCGATAATTAAGAGGGCGTGTGTTCATACAGGTTCGAATCCTGTCCTGACTACTTAATTTAATTGTGTATTCCTAAAAAAAATAAAAAATGAAAAACTTTTTCTTCCCGATCCTTTGTTCAATCATTGGTATTTTTCTGACCACTACACTAATTATACATTCACTTTTCTATAGTCCATTTAAAAACCAAACACTGTGGGATGATTGGCCAAAAACTATTTTGTTATTTAGTACTTTACTTGTTGTTAATTTCATTTTCATTGGAATAATAATTCTGTGTAAAAAAGAAGCCAAACTACAAAACCAAAAGTTGTTTAAATCTAACACGTTCAAAAGATTTTAAATATAATGGTTCAAAAATTATTATTGATAGTAACTCTGTCATCGTTCTTCATGTCTTGTTCTAATCGAGACTATTCTCAACCATGGGAAGTTGTTGGGATTAATCCATTGGATAGTGGGATGTGCGAAATTCAAGTAGTTCAATGGAAAAAAGTCGGTTTACCTGAAAGATACAGGTTTAAGGACACTTGTGATCAATATTTTTTTAGTCAAAAAATTATGATTTCTGAAAAAAAATTTGGAAATTGAAAAAAAGGTATTATATTTGCCATATGAAAACAATAGCACAACAAATCAAATGGGATTTTGAGGCCAATGGTACCTTGGAAATAAAAGACAAGAATGGCAATCTAATCTACTGGGAGAATTTAAACGGATTCTGGTCAAAGAGAGAATACGATTCTCAAGGTAATGAAATCTACTATGAGGATTCAAATGGATATTGGGTAAAGTGGGAATATGATTCTAAAGGCAATGTAATCTATTTTGAGAATTCAGATGGTGAAATCACGGACAACCGACCCAAATCTTGTGAAGGTAAGATTGTAGAAATTGGTGGTGAAAAATTTAAACTAGTGAAAG